TCACAAGGCAAAGGCTGCACACGACCGTCATAAGCATAGAACTTATCTTTACCCATCCAGTACGCAATACCATTAGCATACGCAACGCATTTAGTAGAGGCTATAGACATGTTACTGCCAAGCAACTGTGACGACCATACGATATCAGGACCAACGTACTGCAGTGAGTACATGGACGAGTTAGTCCAAACTAGAATTTCCTGACGGGCTTGTATGGCGGTTACAATTTCCGCGCCAGCCGATAGTCGCAAACTACCTGCTTGGTTCGTCGCTGCTGGGGTCCAGTTTGTCGCGTCTTCTTGATCTGACCATCTAATTAGCATGGGATCAATTTCGGTACCGCCGATGGCAACACTGCCGAAACAAAACACAAATCGGTTAGTATCCGACACAAGAATCTGGTTCTGCCCAGACGGTACATTAGACGCACCGCTTAAAGAAGATAGTAATACGCCCCTAGTAGACACCCCACCGGAAGCTGTCCAGTAGTAGATCGGACCACCACGGAACCCAAATACTAAGTCCTCGCCGAAGTTACTTTGAGTCCATAAACGCAACTTTTCTTCACCTACTGCACCCGTACCCCAGACCCCTGATCCCCAAGTAGATGCGCCCCAACCTGTAATCGGAACGGTAATTTCTGGACCTGTACTGATCTGGTACTCAGCGGTAACGGTCCCACCGCCCGTAGCCGTAGAACTTGCATTAGTACCTGCATCTATTGTGTATGTAGACCCGACGACTGACAGTATTAAATACTCGCCGTCTACAGTAAGCCCACCTACCGCAGTGGCACCGCTAAACGTAACGTAGTCGTCCACCGTGTAACCACCTGCGGCATCGGTAACTGTAACTATAGAAGAGCCTGAAGTAGTTGCGAACGGGTCGGTCAGTGTTTCTGTAGCTCTGAGTGGCGTTATGTCGTAGTAACTACCACCACGAGACACGTACATTTTGACGTTAGTACCCACGGCAAGCAGTTGTTGCCCACCTAGAGTTACCCAACGTAGCAGTGAACGACACACACCCAAGAAGAAACTAGTAGATACACGCGTCCACCCACCGATCTTTTCCGGCGAACCTTGGCGAAATCGTATTTTATCCGAGTCGTACCAGCCGCCTTCGTTTGTGTAGCGGGTATTTTCCCTGTTTACGCCGGGTTTTAGCACTAACTTCTTTAACGGCATATTAATCCTTCATCTAACAAAAGTTAGTTTAACCGCATTATGTAACATCTTTTACGTAGAGGCTACCACAGTTGTCAAGTTTTTTCCGCTACTAATTCGTGTTCAGCAGGGTCGAAACTCGTACCCTTCTTCCTATTATCTTTTGAAGTCATAATTTGGAGGTTAGCTGCTGTATGCAGTCCGCATACGTCTTTGTGGGCTAGGGGTATGATGTGGTCTACGCAGTGTTCGATGCCCGTCTCAAGGGTTAGGCGTCTGGCCTTTATATACATCTCTGCAGCGGCGATCTTGTCTTTTTCGCATTGTATTGTCGCTTGAGCTAAACGCCGCTTGCGTAGCTTCCTAAACTTGCGAGCTTTGTAGGGGTTTAGTTCCCTACGTTTTCTGGCTTTTTCGGTACGCTTGTTTTTAACTTCTTCTGTGCAGTACGATTCCCAGTACTTTCTATAGTTCTCTTTATCGCGCTTTTTGTTTCTTAGAGCCATACAAGCTACGCATAAACGGCTTCCTATATACCGCTCATCTACGTGCCCATATTTGCAGGGTTTCCCAGTAAAGTATCTATTAAGTCCTATTTTTAACGCTTCTTCGCGGGAGATAACAAGTTTGCCCATCTTCCCGCTCCGACATTATTGGGTCTTGCCCGTACGGATCATCTCAGTAATCCGTTTTGACCTCTGTGCCCCAACGTCCTCCCTCGCCCACTTACTATCTAGAAACTCGTCAGCTGCTTTTTCGTATAGTCCTTCTGCCATCGCTGCCAATGCTTTACGGAAAGTTAATAGGCCGGGCAGACCCATGTTAAAGCACAGATCCACCAACGCATACTGGCGCACGGTGTCTAAGTCAGAAAACCAAGAAAAGCAGTTAAGCTCTTGATAGCAAAGCTCTATATCGTTGCGAAGCATGTATTCTGCCTCGTCGTTTGATATACCTCGGTCTTCTATGTTTCTACCATACCCTATAGACAGCTTCCCTGCTGTGCACGTATATGGCTTGAGCCGAAGTCCTTCATGCTCTTTAATCATGTCAATTAGATACTGCACGACACCACCCTACTGTTTTACACGTTTGCTCAAAAATCCTTCTACCGCCCCACCACCGAAGTAGAAGAACACGATAGTTAGCATGATTTCACCGATGTAAAAATCCCCTAACACTTGTTTGACGGCTGGAATATCGCCCTTTCCTAGCAATGTCATTACTAGTACTAACACAAAACACGTTAAAAACGTAACCGTAAACATGACAGCAAGGTACCGCTGTGCGATCTTAAATGGCGCGTACGCCTCTAATAGATTGATTTTAGCTTGGTTCTTAGCAACGATTTCTTCTTCTTTGGACGTATGCAACGAGTCTATCAGGTCTATGCCTGACTTAATGACTTCGCCCGAACCGAATATCTTTGCAAGAATGCCCATCACTTATCGGACTCTTCTTCCTGCATTATCTTTAGTATTTGTCTGATATCTTGGCGCTGTTCTTCGACCATTCGTAGGATATGTTTTTGGTCTGAGTTAAGTACCGCTGTGTCTTTTTGTATATCGGAAATAGATGCTTGCATATCAGCTTGCTTGGACTGGAGCTGTTTTATCTGCTGCTCCGCTAATTCTTGTCCGTTAGCAAGTGTCGCGTAAGCTATACCACCCGCAAATATTAAAGCGCCACTAGTTGTTAGCACCTCAGCAGAAATTATCTTGTTCCAATCGACAGCCATGACGTCACCTACTTCTCACTCAACGGTTGGGTGGTTATGAATCTTAGTATAACTATAGCGCTTGCAATCCCACAACCAATAATAGCTTGAACAGCGGGGTTAGCGGGTATGAACCCTACAAAGCCCTGAAGCACAGATAAGCACGCTAAAGCGACACCAAACTGTACTGTACGAGACTTAAGAGCTTGTTTTACTTGGTTCATTACGCGTTCTCCAATGCTTCGAGGCGAGTAGTTAGTTCCTGCACAGCTGCAACCAATAGTGGCACTAACTTACCTTGGTCAATACCTTGATATATTGGATTACCTTCGGCGTCAACTGCGTCTTTTTCGCCGTCTACTGCTTCCGGTACAACAAGCTGTACTTCGTGCGCTAGGAACCCATCAAAAGTTTGTGCTGGGTTTGATATAAAGTTAAATCGGTGCGTAGGCAGTTGTTTTAGTCTGTTAACTGCATCCGTAAGTGGTACGACATTTTCTTTAAGGCGGTAGTCTGAACTCGTAGCATACGTTACACCACTGACGTTACAGGTTATTTTACCTTGTTGCCCATTACCATTAGAGAAACTAATCGCGTCGTAGTTAGTCCCAGTTAGAGACATTCTATGTTCTTGGCGAGCAGCATTGTTCACAATACGTAAATAGTTAGTAGTTGCATCGCCATAGTATGTGTAGAAATAGAACGTATCCCAACCACCTGTGTCGTTGTTAGCTGCACAAAACCCGCCAGTATTAGCGCTTCTACGATACATACCAACATCGGCATCAGCTGAAAACGCAATGGAAGGCGCGGTGTCTGATCCGTCCGCAAACTTAGCTACACCAGTAAATGTGGGGTTTGTTGTAGAGGCTTTTGCGTTTAACTGAGTCTGAATAGCACTTGTAACGCCATCTACGTAGTTAAGTTCAGTAGATGTAGCAGTTACGCCAAGATCTGCCAAACTACCTACTTTGCTGTTTAGTTGAGTCTGGATGTTACTAGTGACGCCATCTACATAATTAATTTCTGCAGTGGTCGCCGTTACCCCATCCATTTTGTTAAGTTCAGCGGCAGTAGCGGTAACACCAAGATCGGCTAAACTTCCTACTTTACTATTTAACTGGGTTTGAATTGCACTTGTCACACCATCTACATAGTTAAGTTCAGTAGATGTAGCAGTTACGCCAAGATCTCCCAGACTACCCACTTTGTTGTTTAACTGAGTCTGGATGTTACTAGTGACGCCATCTACATAATTAAGTTCAACAGCGGTAGCGGTTACACCTAGATCAGCTAAACTCCCTACCTTGCTATTTAACTGAGTCTGGATGTTACTTGTTACCCCATCTACATAATTAAGTTCGGTAGATGTAGCAGTTACGCCGTCCATTTTGTTGAGTTCAGCGGCAGTAGCGGTAACACCAAGATCAGCGAGTGTATCGGGTTTAGCATTAAGTTGCGTTTGAATCGAACTTGTTACACCATCTACGTAGTTAAGTTCAGTTGTTGATGCAAGTAACCCATCTAGCTTATTTATCTCTATGGCTGTAGCGGTAATACCTAAATCAGCTAAACTTCCTACTTTATTGTTGATCTGAGTCTGAATTGCGCTGGTGACGCCATCTACATAGTTAAGTTCTGTAGCGGAAGCTGTTATACCTAGATCGCCTAAGTTACCCACTTTAGCGTTTATCTGACCTTGTATCCCACTGGTAACGCCACTTAGATAGTTTATTTCTACGGTTGACGCTATGGCACCATCTAGTTTGTTTAATTCAGCTGCGGTAGCCGATACACCCAAATCGCCAAGACTGTCTGGTTTAGCGTTGATCTGAGTTTGGATGTTACTTGAAGTTCCACTTAGATAGTTTATTTCTACCGTAGATACAGTAACACCATCCAGTTTATTCAATTCTGTAGCAGAAGACGTTACGCCAAGATCAGCCAAAGAGCCTACTTTGTTGTTTATCTGCGATTGGATGTTACCGGAAGTGCCTGTTAGATAGTTAAGTTCTACCGTAGATATTAACGCACCATCTAGCTTGTTAAGTTCGGCAGCAGTTGAGGTAACACCCATGTCGGTAAGGCCACCGACTTTACTATCTAACTGAGTCTGAATTGCGCTTGTTACACCATCAACATAATTAAGTTCAGTTGTAGTAGCGAGCAGACCATCTAGCCTGTTAATCTCTGTAGCAGTAGCAGTGATTCCAAGATCGCTTAAACTTCCCACTTTGGCGTTCAATTGCGTTTGAACGTTACTTGTCACACCATCTACAAAGTTGAGCTCAGCGGTAGTAGCAGTTATACCGGTTAAGCGATTAAGCTCCGCAGTATTCGCGGTAATACCATCTAAAACGTTAAGCTCAGTAGCTGTAGCTGTTACACCAAGATCGGATAGCGAATTCGGCTTCGCGTCAATCTGAGTCTGAATCGCGCTTGTAACACCGTCTACATAGTTAAGCTCGGTGGTAGTGGTAGTTAGTCCGTCTAACTTGTTTATCTCAGCGGCGGTAGCGGTCACGCCCGTTAAGATGTTTAGTTCCGCTGTAGATGACGTTATACCATCAAGCGTATTTAATTCCGTAGCGGTAGCCGTAACACCGTCTAAAATGTTTAATTCTGCGGTGGTAGCTGTGACACCATCTAAGATATTCAGTTCTGCAGTGGTTACTGTGGCCCCGTCTAAGATGTTAATTTCTGCAGCGGATGCCGTGACATCGAGTTCAGATAGTGTAGCCTTAGTAGACAGTACGTCCGTACCATCGCAGAATAAAACCTGAGTGTCAGTATTAGCTAACGTTACGCCTGAGCCGCCAGAGGTTTTTACTGTAACGGGCTGTCCTGTCGTGTTTCTTACAATATATATCTTACTGGCAGCGGGGCAAATTAACTGCCCTGTACCTGTCAACGCCGTACCTGTATCAGTTAGAACAAGTATTGCCGCTCTAGATTCGGCAGTGGTACCATTTGCGGTAGTGAGCGTATGGGTGTTTGTTGTCCACGTGTCTATCGTAGCAAGTCCCGCAACAGCCTCTTCTACCATTGAGGTAATATTGTTATTTACGATATCGCCCCATGTACCGTCCAGTTCGCCTTCGGTAGGTAGCGCTAGCTTCAGTATAGATGTATATTGTGTTGCCATTTACTTAACCTCACGCGGCTATGTCAGTCCATTCAGGATCTTGCGTGTCAAGTATATCCTGCCAATCTGAGCTTGGGAACCCACTGACGTCTTGCCAATTAGATGTTTGTGTATCGTCTACGTCCTGCCATGCAGGTGTTTGAGCGTCGTCTACAACTTGGTAATTGGGGTTTTGAGTATCATCTATGTCTCCCCAAACAAGAACTGAGTTTAGAAGCGCTGTTGCCTGTACGCCAATGGCGTATATATTTGCACCGCCTGTGGCTTCGACTAAACCTAATTGAACAGCGGCTTGTACTCCAGCTGGGAACACACTAACGCCCAGTGATACACTTACTGTACCTAACTGTGTAGCTGCCTGTACCCCAGTAAGGGAGATGTTTGCGTCACCTATTACTGATACTGTACCAAGTTGAGCTGTAGCCTGTAGTCCAGTTATTAGAGAGTTAGCACCGCCTGTGGCTTCGACTGAACCGAGTTGGGTATCGCCTTGTACCCCAGTAAGTTGTGTATTTGCGGTTCCAATTACCGAAGTAGTTCCGACCTGCCCCGAAGCTTGTACCCCAGTAACCGCAGCGTCTATGTCAACTGTTACTTGTACTGAGCCAATTTGCCCAGTCGCTTGGATACCAGTTACTGATATATTGGGACTTAACGATACAGCTACATCGCCAACTTGCCCGGTACTTTGCACACCAGTAACAGAAGTATTAGCCGCAGTTGTGGCTTGGACTGTACCAACTTGCCCATTAGCCTGTACCCCTACGGGGTATACTTTAGTTATACCTAATGCGGAAGCTGTCCCTACTTCACCGGTGCCTACAACGCCGGTTAGAGTTACCTCTGCACTCGCAATATCGCCGAACGAGAACGGCCTTGTACTATACGGTGCAGAGGAAAACATGGGTTATCTACCCTTCATCAGTTTGTTCCGATAGAGATTGCATCATAGCATCGGAAAACATCTTTTTAGCAGCGGTCAACTGATCCGCTTGGAATCGCAAATTATTTAGTTGTACTTCGATATTCTGAAGTTGCGCAACTAAGTACTTTTGCTCGTCGTTTAAATCTTCTTCTTTGTACTCTTTACCGTCAATAGTAATCATAAAATACCTATATTAAGCTGCTGGATCTGGGTCTGGTGTAGGTTCAGGTGCCCAAGGTAACGGGGGTTCGTGTATGGCTTTAGCATCAATTTGCTTTTGGATCATACTGTTCACATGCTCTTCATAAGAGTCAACTACAACTGCTTGTATCCAACCGAGCACAGTTTCTTCTGTAAGTTGGTCGAACGGCACAAATTCACCTGCGGGTACATTGTCCGCTGTAAATGGAGTAGCCCCCGAAAAGGAGCCTTCGTTGCCTTGGTCGTCAACACCAATCTTCTTCCAATAGGTCTGCACTACCGCGTTAGGCAGCGTTTCCCCTTGCTCGTTTACTTCGTCTTTAGTTTTAAGTCCAGTGACTTGCCATGTATATTGCATATTTTTCTCCTTCAGAGATTATGCCAGTTGTGGTCGTGTGTCTGGAAACTGATCCGTGCCCGGCCAGTCTCTTAGTTCTTGCCTGTATGCTGTTAGCGCTTCCTTTTGAGGGTAATCAGGGAGAAGCATTATTGAGTCTGTTCTCTTCAGCTCTGCGTCTCTCCACTCCCTAGCCTGATCTTCAATCTGCGCTTGAGTATATGCAAATTCTCCTGTTGATGGGTCGTATGTTTTCCCCAAAACTGATACATCATACTCTGAGTAAAGCATTTCTCCATATTGTAGCGCGTAGCCATCTGTAACCTGCTTCAGCGAAACGCATACGTTTTGATCGTCTAATTCTATTATATTAAGCAAACTCAACTACCTCCCATGCTACATATGTTGTATTAACTCCATCGTACTTATAACATTGTATGTTTGTGCTAGACGTTAGTTGGGCGCTAGCTAATGCTTGGTCAAGAGCGCCTGTAAGTCTTGTGTGTTGGCTATGTGTCACAAACGACTTTGACGTATCAACAGCGGTTATTGTTGTATCAACGGCTTGAGAGTTGCTCATGTTTACAATACCTCGCTGAACGGATTTTATTCCTCCGCCACCGCCTAAAACTGTTGTTAAATCATATGCCATGCGTCCTCCTTATGGTCCCACCATCCAGTAACCATTGGTGGTATTGTACTTTATAAGTGTAAAGCTACCAACCACGCCGTTAAATGTTACTGATGTGTCGTAAGAGCCATCTGGTAAATATATTCTAGTAGCGGTAACGGTTATGTTTATGCCTTGGCTGTTTTTAATAACAACCATATCACCGCGCTGCCAAGACGAATGAGTCAGCGTAAGGCTTAAGTTTGCAGACCATTGATGATACACGTGAACTGCACAATCACCCCGTGTTGGCGTACCTCCAGCGCTTGCGTATACGTAATTAACACCACCGCCATTGGTAGCTGTTGATATACTACCACCACTAAGCTCGCTGTCGTAGTTGCCAGTGTGAATTACGGGATAGGCAACGCTACCCATAGACCAGCCGCCAATCTTTATTTTGTTATCTGTATCAAGACCGAAGTTAACTGCGTATGCATCCGGCCTATGGAACGACATTACAGCTCCATATGAAGTATTCCCGCGAACGCTAAGAGTTGTGTCATTCGCGGAAGTGAATGCGGATGTATTTTCTCTTGTAGTTACTATACCAACCATGTTAAGCGTGCTTAGTACAGACGTGCCATTTGGGTCTACATAATACGCAGTGTTGTTTAGGTCATAAATAAGTGGCGTTCTGAACTGATCGTTCGCCATAACATAAGTGTTATTTACCTCAAAACGCTCAGCTCCTCCGGTAACGATCCTAGCTTGGTC